TTATTATGTAGTTAGGGGGAAATATGCCAAGAACAAATCAAACAATTAGAGATAGCAAAGGTAGATACATTAAAGTAACTATCCTTACCAAGATTAAAGCAATGTGTAATTCATTTATGCTTAGACTTGAGAGGTGGTTGAAATGATGTCTTTACTGACTAATGTTATACCTATAGCCTTAGGCTTCTTTGCGAAGTTATTAGCACTAAAATCTCAAGCATCGTCTGATTTACAAAAACTCCAATTAGAGGCGTTAGTTGCTCGTCAGCAAGTGGTTGATTCAGCAAGAGAGAATGAGCGCTTAGAAACGCCAATGTCGGCTCTTAACAGACGAGTTATTATCTTTGTTATCCTTGGATTAGTTATCTTCACACAAGTAGCACCTGTATTCTTAGATGTGCCTACTGTAATACCAACTGTGCAAAAAGGGTTTAGTTTATTAGGCTTTGAAGTAACACCTGATAAGATAGAATATATAACTGTTAAAGGTATGTTGAAATTAGATGAGGTATTTCAATGGGCTACGCTAATTGTAGAGGTCTATTTTGGTAGCACGATGGCTAAGGGAAGATGATAAGAATTTGGTATAAGGCGTGAGTCATAATCATAGCCTTTACCATTAAATTAGAAATAGATACAAAGTATATAGGTTAGTATCTAAGTGTTCAGAAACGCCAACAAATGAACACTAGTAACGGATTAGAGCTTAATACTTGTTTTTAAAAACCAAGCAATAGGAGTTAAGTAATGGCATCTAGCAATCTGCAAATGCTAACTAAAACAGGCAACAATAAACATTCTGATGAATGCTACACCCCTGAAAACGCTGTTTTGCCATTATTACAATACCTTGATAAATCATTAAGATGGTATGAGCCTACATCAGGAATTAGTAAAAGCATAGTAAAGTGTTTGGATAACAGTGGTTTTAATATTCAATCTAATGTGGACAGTAATTTTCTTATTAGTGATTATGATGATTATGACGCTATTATCACAAACCCGCCTTATTCAATCAAAGACAAGTTTATTGAAAAGTGCTATGAAACAGGCAAACCGTTTGCATTATTACTACCCGTAAGTTCAATTCAGGGTCAAAAGCGTGGCAGGATGTTTGATGATAAAGGCATAGAGTTGCTTGTATTAAATAAACGCATTGACTTTACAGGTAAAGGAAGCCCTCATTTTGGAGTTGCTTGGTTTTGTTATAATATATTACCGAATGCGATAATGTTCAAATGAAAGATAAATTAAGAGGTGTTAAGTAATGAATAAATTAGTATTAATGAGTGCTATGGTTGTATCGTTAGGCACATACGCTTTCTTTAATATGCCTAGCCAAATGATGACCGCAGGAAGTCAGATGATGTTTCCTACCCAAGAAATACCAAAGCAACCTTGTGTTTGCGTTTGTGATGTTAAATAGTCTTTAACAATAACCTACTCATTTCGTCATAGAAATTTCGACCGTACATCAGTTTAGTCACCTTTGCCTTAGAGTCCAACACTAAAGGCGCTTCGTTTCTAACTTTACCTAAGCGATGTTGCTTACTAGAGTTAGGCATTTTCTTGAGTTTATCTATATCAGTAATACCGTTCGATAATCTATTTCTCATCGTGCCAAGTGGCACATCATACTTCTTGCATAAGTCTCTTGCAGTTTGTGTTGTACCGTCAGAGAGCGTGTATTCCTTGCACTTATAAGTACGTTTAGGTCTATCACCGCCCACTAACCTAAACACAGCAACAGGGTCAGTGTATTTATCGAGTCTTGCCCTTGCCGCAGGTACTGACATTCTTAGTTTCTTTGCTAAATCGCCTGGTCTTATTTTAGTTCCATCGTCTAGCGTGTAAATCTTTTGTGGTTTATTTGCCCCCATTAGAATAATACTCCTTGTTTTTCTACATAACCACTAGCGTCATACTTTTCTGATTGACCTTTTGGATATGGTTCGATTGAATAATTTAATTTGTTTTTTAAAATCTTCTTTTGCTTCTTAGAGCCTGTGAAGATTATGTACCTATGCTTAGATGAACGGAAAACTCTAATGCTTGGGTCTTTAGAATGACGTGAATGCTTACCTTCTTCTCCACCCATATCTGTGCGTTCAGCAGTAGCGCCTGTGTATAGAAAATTAGTTGACTGATAGATGTAGCCAACATGACCCTGAGCCGTGTCAGCGTAACTAACAACGATTGATGGTTTGGGTAGCATCTGTAGTGACTTACCTACTAGCATAGATGCGCTGTTAGGCTTATCAGAATCCACTACAAGGCGATTTAACTCAACAACCTTGTCTCGGTATTCCTCACCACAAACTCCAACGCATAACGAAGGACTAGGAGGTGAGCCATAAGTACAAACTCCAACAAGAATGCCATCGTCAAACAAACCAAAGGCATAACTAATTGAAGGTAGTCGCTTGGCGTAGTGGCGATTAAGCAACCACGGTTTTGTCTCAAACGACTTGATAGGTTTAACTTCCACTATTCATCTCGTGCTTTCGGATTCCAAGATGGATGCCATCTCCTGTAGAACGATTTAGTCCAAACCGTCCTTAGTTGATTCAAGTCCTTGCACAGGATGGTGACGAACATTCTATCCTCTTCACCGAAGTCATCGGTACATGAGTCAACACTGACTACTCGCCAAGGTTCAAACCCATGCCACCACCAAGTTGTTCCTACTTCAGGCTGTGTCATTTGACCGCCTTCGCTCTGCGTTTAGCGTTATTGTCGATTCGCACTTGTTCGTTTTCTTCTGCGAACCACTCTGCGATGACTGAATCTTTAAGTTGTTCAGTGGTCATCTCTGTGTCGTTTCGTAGAACCTTTAGGTGTCTAGGTCTGACAATCAGTGTCTTGTAGAAACCTTCTCTTGGGTTAGCAAATACAAACGTATATCCATCACCTTTGTATTTGAAATTATCTAATGGTAAGTTTTTCATATTTATCTCCTGTTTTATTTAAAAGTCACGAACCGTAACTCGATTCGATAAAGAGATTGTATCACATAGAATACAAGAAGTCAAGCATTATTTACAAAAAAGATGAAAATAAATTATCAGAAGGGAATATCATCGTCAAAACCACCTGCCACAGGTTCGATAGGCGTGATTGGGTCATGAGTAACAGGTGCTTGGCTTGGTGAGTCTGATTTGCTGTCTAGCATTTGCAATACACCCCCAAATCCCGACAAAACGACAGAAGTGCTGTATTGGTCTTGCCCTTCCTTATTTGTCCACTTACGGGTCGTAAATTTGCCCGACACATAAATCTGAGAGCCTTTGTGAACGTACTGTTGCACAATTTCTGCCAACTTGCCGAATATCGACACAGGAATCCACTCTGTTTTTTCTTGCTTTTGACCGTCCTTGTCTTTCCATGTTTCAGAACATGCCATGCTTAGGTTTGCTACTGCCTTGCCGTCTGCTGTATATGATATTTTAGGTTCTTGTCCAACTCGACCGATGAACGAACATTGATTTAAACTTGCCATTTTGTTTCTCCTTTTATTAAAGTAATTTGGAGTCCGTATCGTGGACAAACCGCATCTTTTGCCTTTAGAGGATGGAGATTAATTCCCGAGGAGAGAGTTATCATTGAACCTCATACCGACCAATACAGGCGATGAACCTTGTCGATGTTCTTTTATTATAACTTAGTCGTCTAGGTTGCGTAAGCCCTCTTTAATAACAACCTGCTCAGAACTATCAAACGCCTTCCAAATGTCATTTTTCTGACGTGTGGTTAGTTCATTCCATAGTTGCTTAATGCCGTCAAAGTCAGACTCACCAACAACCTCTTTAAGCGCATGTACATATTCGTCACGCTCGCCATTTTCCCAAACAGGGATGTCTGGAAGGTCTTCACCTGCGTAGATGTATAGTCCAAGTCCATGACGAGCAATACATTTAGTGATAGAACGCTGAATAGACGTGTTGACATTCATTGAAGTAATACTATCCATAGGTATTGACTTATTCTTGAAGTCTAAGACAGGCAGGTACTCAATATGCTCAAGACCTTCTATCGTTACACTTGTCTTTACCCAAGCAGTTTTACCGTCATGGTGGTACAACCATCCGTCCTCGTTTTCGTAGACGTGGTAGTTTGCTTCGGGGTAAGCCTTCTTAACTTCTGCCCAAGCCCAAGCCCAAGATAGGTAGGTTAGTTGACCCTTTTGCTCAGTGTGTTCATTCACGTTTACTTTGTTTAGTGTTTTAAATACGTTCATTGTCTTCTCCAAAAATTAAATACAAAAGCCCTGCTTGGTACAAAATACTCGCACCGACTAGTAGTTCAAATAAATCCATCACAACCCCCAACGGTATCTTGCAACACGACACTTCTCACCAAATCGGTTGTGTACAGTCTTGCGGTTACTGATGATGTTGTGACCTTTTTTGCGTAGTTTAAAGATGACAGCAGATAGTCTATAAATGCCTAATTCATGCCACGCTTGTAATGGGTCAATTTCGTTATTATCTCTCAGATAATCTAATAATCTTTTTTCTTGGTTCATACTTCTCCTTCGTTATAAATAAAATCTTCGCCTGTGTCATCGTCTTCACAGATAATCAGACAATGCTCTTTACAATCCGAACATATATCTACGTCTAGTAGCACAGGTGCTTGGCAACAATCAGAATGACAAGGGTCGTCATAATATAAAACTACATAATCGCTCATGACTAAACCCCCAAACCTTCGATAATGTCATCAATCTGTTGCTTAGGGCTACCGAACGCCTTGTCAAACTCTCTAGCATACGCTTCGCTGTCCATGTATGCCTTCATGTCAGGTTCTTGGTCTTGCTGAACCTGTGGCACACCATGTTCTTTGATGTGAGCCTGTAATTTCTCTTTGATTAATTTGATGTCCACACTAACCCCCTATCATTACTAAAAGTACAACAAAACTTAATGCAAACACTAGGAATACCAAGCCTTCTAAAATTGCCTTTAACATATTAAATCTCCCATCCGTATTCGTCTAACAGTATGTCTTTAAGTTCACTCTCAAAGTCATATTCAATATCATCGTATTCATCGACATAGTGATACCAAGACTTCTTAACCATCTGCTCCACAGCATCCGCCATGTGCTTGATTGTTTTAAATGGCACTTCACTGATAGGTGTGTCATTTAGATTGTGTTCAAATGATTGCTTAATAAGTTCAATCGAGTCTTTATACTCAGCAAGTGCTGTATCGTAGCAAGCCTCGTAGCGTGATTGCCAATGGTCTGCTTCTGCGTGTTCTTGGTTAGTCATTCTGCTCATGTGTATCTCCTTTTTTT